ATCTACAAAAACTATAATATATGATACTTTGTAATAGAAGTGTGTATTATAGAGATTCTAAGAAATAGTAACAACTCATATGATTTACAGATATGAGAAATTTAATGGTTTTTAAAATAATATATTTGTATATTATTTTATACTGTTTTGTTTTACGGCATAATCAACAAGAATTTTATCGTGCCATTGCAGTTAAACTAAATGATGAATTAGATGAAGATGGATTCTCACCTGCATACGAGATGAAATGGAATATAATTGGAGATAATCCTCCTTGCGATTGGAACAATCCAATTGAAATAAAAGAAAATGGATTTTTCCAGGTGCTTAAATGAAATGCTATTACTAAAAAGAGAGAGTAAATAAAAACTCTCTCTTTTTATTTTTTCTTTTTCCAATAGCAATTTTCTTTACAAAAATCTTTTGTTTCATCAATGCGTGCAAACACATAATCTGCCGATGGACACTTACCAATATCAGAAATAAAATCTTCAAACGATTCACGCCAACGCTCATCCATCTTAATTCCTTTTCCACCATACCTATGGTACGTTGCAAATGTAGGCAAATAGCAATTCTTCTTAATGCGATTCCACAAATCATATTCCATTGTACCTATCATTTTATGTGAAGAAATCTTTTCTTTACGAACACATCCACAATTTGTTGTATGACCTGTTTTCAAAGAATTTCCAATCACAGGAATGTAATTTCCACAATCACATTTACATAACCAACGAATCTTTTTCTGCCGTGAAGAATATACTGGTATCATCAACGCAACAACTTCCAATTTTCCGAATTTCTTTCCAATCAAATTACTTGCAGTAGATGCCAACAATTCTATCGGTATTATTTCATCTGCAAAATCTTCATATGTATTTTTCACATCACGTTCTAATTGATGTTGTTCATCTCGCGTTTGTTTTTCCTTAATCAACTCAGACTGTTTAATATAAGCAGTTTGCATAGCTTTATCTACATCCCATCCTAAAGAATGTATTCTGCTACGCAACACATCAGAAGGTACATCACAAAGTTTTGCAAGTTCTCTAAAAGTAATCTCTTTTCCTTTATACATTGTTTTAAGAATTGTCTTTGTATCTCTCGATTTTCCTTTCCTGCTTTCCCAAATGCAATTTCCAGGTTCATATCCTTTTGATTCATCTATTCTATACAATGAACAATCATCCGACGGTGCTGTACCTACTTCTTCAAAAAACGAAATAAAATCATCATTCCACTGTTCACAAAAAGTGATTCCTTTACCACCAAATTTCGGATACTCAACATCATCAATCTTATTGCATACTCGTTTCAATCGACACCATACACGATATTCTTTTGTTTTTTGCATACCGTGTAAAGTTTCTTTTTGTATCTTATATACTCCACATCCACAAGAAGTAATTTTGTTATATGCAAGTTCCCTAGACTTTCCTATAAAATAATTTCCACAAGAACATTTACACAAATAACAAACATATGATATTCCATTTTTACCACGGCAATTCACAACACGACAAATTACCTCTATTGAACCAAAAATTTTTCCACTCAAATCATTTGAAAAACTATATCGAAATTTCTCATCAGATGTATTAACAATATAGTCATAAAACTCATTGATATTTTTTGTTCTAAGATTAAAGATAGGATCATCAAAATTCAATTCTGGTATTTTATAATCTTTATGATTATATGTTAATGCACGTTCTATCGTCCATCCATTATCTAATCTTCCCTTTACCAAAGAATATTTCAGATTGTATTGTCTAGCCCACTCTGCTAATGTTTTCGTTTCACCATTATATTCAATATAAACATTACGTCTTGTATTGTTCGCTTGTGTAAAACTATCTGCCCACCTACAATTTTCTGGACAATAATTCCCATTTACATCTATTCTATCAAGTGAAAAATTCTTTGACGGTTTCTTTCCCATATCTTCTAAAAAATTATCGAAAGAACGTAACCATCTTTCGCAAACAGTTATACCTCTACCTCCATAATCTCGATACCTATTATGGTTCTTATTATAGCAACGCTCTTTCATACATATCCACGAAACATACTCTGTTGTCCTAGATTTTCTTGTTGTGTTTTTATCACAATAACAATCAATCTCAATATCATTATAGAAATCTTTTTCATTTATCTCTAATTGACAATTACATCCATTACATCTAATCAATAAATTACCATGCTTTTGTGCGATTACACTATATTTTTCACTGTTGCACATATAATCTTCCTTTTTTATAAAGTTTTATATATTATAAAAGATAAAATAAATTTTGTCAATGAAATTTTATCAAAAGAATTATTATTTTTTTTCATTAAATTTCCAGTAACAATTTTCTTTACAAAAATCTTTTGTTTCATCATACCTAGCTAAAGATGCATTTTTCACTGGTCGATTTCCCATATCTTCAAAAAATTTTCTAAAATCAGACCATTCCTCACAATATTTTATTCCTTTTGCACCATAATTTTTATAACTCGGATTCTTTTCATTATCACACATTTGTTTCATATTATTCCAAGAACGATATTCTAATGTATTATTCATTTTATGTGCATTTAGTTTATTCATCCTTGTTACACCACATCCACAAGAAGTTGTATGTCCATTACGAATTTCTGCACCATTTGCAACAAAAACATTCCCACAACTACATCTACAATTCCAAAAAACTTTTTTTTGCTTTCCTACAACTCGTTCTCCATGATAAGATATAACGAATATATTTCCATATGTTTCTCCAGTCATATCTTTCATTCTAGGATTCAATTTTAATTTAGGTTTGTCTTTTTTTATTTTTTCTTTTCTTCTATATTTTTGAGCATTAAATACATCATCTAATTCCCATCCTGCATTGTATCTCCATGTTATTGTTTTTGCAGATATTCCATATATCTCAGCCCATTCTGATACAGTTTTTAATTTTCCTTTATATTCTATGTAAATATTTTTTGTAGTATTGTTCGCCTGCGTTTTGTCATTTGCCCACCTACAATTTTCTTTGCAATAATCTCCATTTACATCAATCCTATCAAGCGAATAACTTTTATCTGGTTTTGCACCCATATCTTCCAAAAAATTATCAAAAGAATTCTTCCACCGTTCACATACAGTTATTCCTCTACCACCATATCTGTCATAACGAGGATGATTTTTATTAAAACATCTTGCTTTCATTCCACACCAAGCATTATATTCTGGCATATCTCTTTTTATATTTTTCTTTTTTGTACATCCACAAGAAATCCTTGTCTGATTGATAATTGAATAGTATCCCAACTCAACATAATTCCCACAATCACACGAACAAAGCCACTTAGTATGTTTATCATCATCTTCTTTTTTTAACAATGCAACAACTGTTAAAGAACCAAATTTAACGCCAATTAAATTTTTTATTGTTTTAATTCTTTTTGAAATATCATCAATTCTATCTAAAAAGTCTTCATACTTCTTCTTCTCTATTTCTTTTTTCTTTCTTCCTTGATAAGATAATGCTCGTTCTACACTCCAACCATTCGCTATTCTATCACGCAACACTCCATATTTAATTCCTAGTATTTCAGACCACTCAGCTATTGTATGAACTTCACCATTATATTCAAGATTAATATTTCTTGTTGTATTATTAGCTTGCGTTTTATAATCTGCCCATCTACAATTTTCTTTGCAGTAATCTCCATTTACATCAATTCTATCTAATGTATATTCTTTTGATGGACGCTCTCCCATATCTTCTAAAAAATTTTCAAATGAATGTAACCACCTATCACAAACTTTTATTCCTCTTCCACCATAATTATCATATCTAGCATTATTTTTTTCATTACATCTACTTTTCATTGACAACCATGATGAATATGTGATTGTTTTCGACATTCCATGTGTTAAATTTAACTTATTATACTTTTTCATACAATTACACGGAATAGTTTCAAAAGACTCAATTTTATCTTTTAAAATCTCAATTTTCTTTCCACACTCTTCACATTGTAGAATATATCTATTTTCAACCTCGCCTACAACCATATATGTTCCTATTTTTTTGTTCATATTTCATCTTCCTTTTTTTGTTTTTAAAGTTATAAAATTTTTTCATCTCCATACAAAAAATATACTGGATTGACAAATATTATAACCAATAAAACAAAAAAAATAAAAAAGAGTGTTGAAAGTCAACACTCTTTTTTAACAAACAAGCCATCAATCAGTATACGTCTGCATAGCTAATTTGAGCACTTTCTGAGATGCTGATGCTACCTACACTGTATGATTTATTATATGACTGAATCCAACAGTCAATATACGTTTCTGTATAATATAAATCTTCTGATCCTTCGCGTCTTGTTTTTACTTGTATTTCCAATGGAACTCGTTGATCTTTCAACGTCTTAAATACAAGTCTTGTTTTTGTCTTATAACCAGACTCCTCATTTGTATGCGTTGACTTATCCCAATTCTTTGAATCAGTTCCATCTTTATAATCATAAACTTTAGAACCTACTTCGTTGAACGGAACACCGCTCGTTGTCAAACCAAGCGCATTCCATATTGAAGATTCGTACAATGCAATACGAGTAACACTCAATGTACCACCATTTGTATTACCTGGTACAGCCTGCACAACGCCCTCCCATCCGATTGATTGTAACTTATTTACTTGTCTCTGTTCAGATACATTGAAACTCTGAATCATACCAACTATACATCCATTTGAATAAATGAATATATTTGTACTTGTTGTTGCACCTACGTTATCAAACGAAGATAGCGGTTTCATTGTATTATTCGCTACGCGAATATCGTTTCTTATCGCACGGTGAGTATTGGTGCTTGTATTTTGACCGAAATTGTTAAAATGTCGAGATGCATCATACGGCATATTACCAACCTCCCGTTTCACTAGAAACATACGTACTATATATGTCACTATATTGAATTGTAGCGGACTCAGCTACAGTTATGGTGTTAGCCGCAATGGTTTTTGAGTATGATGAAAGCCAACAATCAGTATATGTGTCTATATAATACGAAGCGTTTTGATTATCCGGCATTTTAGTTTTTGTTTGCAACTCTAAAGGCACACGCTGTTCTTTTAGAGTTTTGAACGGATTGCCAAGAGTATTCGTTGCGGCACTGTATGTTGTTGCCGCATCATATTCTTGATCTTCTGTTCTTGTAAATTTGCCAGTAGGTGTTAAACCAAGAGCATTGTAAAGATTACCATTGAAAATAGCAAATCTTGTCAATGCAATTTGTCCACCATTAGTATTACCAGGAACGGATTGTACAACACCTTCCGTTCCTAGCTCTTGTATCTTTGTAATTTGTCTACTTTCAGACGGTGTGAACGATTGCACAAATCCGATTCTCATACCGTTGCTATATACCTCAATGTTAGTAGAAGTAATAGGCAGAGTAGAACTATTATCTGAAATTTCTGGCATACCAGTGGCGCGTTGTGTATTCAGCATTTTATTTGTTGCTGATGTAAACGCCGCCGCTGTTCCATCAACGATTGGCATTATTCCCCACCACCTTTACCAAAATATTTATTATTCATATTAGTTACCTGTTGAAGAAAATCCAAAGCTAATTGTAATATAATTGAGTGGATAAACCGCTTCAATTTCAAAATTAACTAGCACTTCGCGTGGATCATTTGGAGAATCCTTTACAACTGGCCCAGTATAACCCAATATAATATTTTGTGCTACGAATTGACTTAATATACTATTCACAGTATACTGAATATTCGTTTTAGCAGATGGAAGATTCTTAATACCAACATACATCTCATCACAAGATTTTCTAACCTGTGCGATTACATAGTCTTTTATCTGTATGAGTGTGATTTCTGTTGTATTAATTTCATCATCTTGTGTTGTAATACCGTGACGAACAAGAAGAACATTAGATTTTTCTTCGATTACACAACAACCTGATTCAGCAAGTGCATTCTTTTCCACAAATGAATAAGTATCAACAAGTGAATCAAACCCGCACGCAATTTTCTTTCTTGTAAGTGGTTCAGCAACATCATGTGTAAATGCAACTGTTGCTACGCCAAGAGCAAGATAGCAACCAGGAAGAATACGCATATTGTATCTACCAGTTTGTGTATTTCTAACTTCATAAAATACACGACCTGGTGTTACATAAACGACACGTTCATCTGAGTATGCTTCTGCTTGTTGTTTCATACCCAATGTTTTATCAGCCGCCGTTGCATTTTTATTAATAGGTTGACCAGGGAAAGCAGAAAGATAAACCATACGTTCATGTCTTCCACCTTCTGAGGACATATTATCAACGTGTGTTTGTGCATATGCTCCTACATTTTGAGATGTTGTAAGAGGAACGATAGCGTTTACATTATCCACGCCTGCTATATCTTTTGTTAGCTTATCAATAGCTTTCTTCATTTCATAATCAGAATCGTTCTTTGCTTGTACGCACACGACTGGATTTACTCCTGCCTTGAATGCAAGTTCTGCACCAAGAGTTAAAGAATTTGTAACAATAGAAGAAGCAGTAACATCATAATTACCATATTCTTGAATAACATCATCATAAGAGTAGAACACTTTAGGTTCATAATCATCTTCATCTTTCTTAAACTTATAAGAAACATAATAGACATTATCTTCTGGAATTGCTTTACCATAGATAGCGGCAGAAGTAAGGATTCTTACACAATCACCAACCGCCATATCTGTTGAATCAAAATCTGGAAGAATAAATGTTACACCTGGAATTACATCAAGATATTCCTTAACTTTACCAACGTGACCTTCATAGAGAGCAGGAGTTACTTCTACACCGTTTTCATCTTCGCGATAGATTTTAATTTCCTTTGTAAGAGGATCTGTTACTTGTATAACGAATTTACCATTAATAACATTTTCAGTATCAGTAAACATAAAGTATTGATACTTGCCTGGATCATTCACCTTATCTTTATTAAGAGGTATAAATGATTTACGAAGTTTATCGCTATACTGTTGAACAGTTTCATCAAAAACAATTTGTGGTTCTATCTCTGTTTTAGGAGCAGAAGTAATAATTTTAATACTATCACCGACTTTTGTTACAGATTCACCTTCTGAATCAGGAACAAATAAATCTTCTACAAGAATCTTTAATCCTGGGATAGCTTTTGTATTAAATTCTTTTGACACTCCCCATTCGCCAATAATCTTCTTATCTTTATCGTTCGTTATACGATAACAACCACAATTCACATGAGAAGAATCAGCATGATCGAAAGCATCTTCAAGATAAGTAATTTCGAGTGTATATGAACCATCTACAATTTCATACTCTTTATTATCGTTTACAACAAGTGTAATTTGGTCTTTTAAATTAAGGCTACGTTCATTTGCTTGTGTAACAACACGATAAGTACCATCTTGAATTGTATTCCAAGATATTTTATTACCGTCTTTTAATGTGAACGCTTGATCTACACCTTCCGTGTAAATAATAGAGCCTTTAACAACAGCACCATCTTTTAACGCCTTGTTTGTAACAGAAATAATCTCGAACACATTATCATATTTCAGTTTATCATATGATTGACTATTAGATTTCTTAATAGCTTCATTATAAACTTCAAAATAATTTGCGCCTGTACCGATCAAACCAAGAGCGCGAGTAGCACCAACATTGTTTACACCGCTTGCTCTCTTGACGAATCTAGCATAAGCGCCAGGTACGCGATAAGGCATTTAGCATTACCTCCGTTTATTTAATTAGTCTAACGGCGTTTCATTTTCGCCGTTGTTTGTATCTCCTCGATTCCATTTTTTTACATTAATTGGATCAGATGATGTACCATCTACTTTTTTATTTGTCATAGACATATTGATATTGAATTCGTCTGGATCGAGCAAATCAACATCTTCTATCCATTGCGACCAGGTATTAAACCTTAGTTGTGATACATAGATTTTATCTGAATTATATTGTATCGTCGTCTCGCCTGCATATGAAGCATCTTTTATAATAATTCCTTGATTTTGTATAAATCTTCTTAAAGAAAACCGAATTGCTTTTGATATTAAATCTGTCAACACTTCTCTCTCCAATGGATTTCTACAACCAATATCAATTACTACATTGAACTCATAGAAGCCTTGATACCTATATGCAACAATTGATTTAGTTCTGGGATCTAAGATTTCTGAACACATATCTGCCAATCCTGCCGTTACCATATTACCAGTTCCGCTTGTAATAATTACAGTAGGAAATGACCTTAATTCTTCTGGTTCAGCATCATAGATTGCCATATTTACAAAATGTTCATCGCTAATTTGTGGAGGAAGTTTTTTTGCATAATTTTTCGGATTATCAAAATATAATCTCAAAAATGTTATTAAAACATCTTTCGTATGTTTCATAGCATTTTCCATTAGCATATTTATATATACCTCCTTAACAATTAGATTTTATCTGCTAATTTAATATTTGTTTTGTTTTTCTTTATTTTTTAAGATGTTTTTTATAATTTTATTTCGATTACACTAAAAAAAGCTATCATTTTTTTTGATAGCTTTTAATTTAAAATTACTTCTGTTCTGCGTCTTCAATATCCGAATCATCCCAAGCAGTAATGTACCCGTGCCACACTTTTACATGGTCAAATACTTGTTCGATTAGAGGAACATAATCTTTCAACTTTTCATTGCGTTGCCAACACTTCTTACCATTACTATCTTTTGTCATTCTACCAACACCGCTTTTATCGCCTTCATATACAGAAATATATGTTACTGGTGCCTTTTCTTTTGATTTACGTAACACATCAATAATGACTTCATCTTCTTTTATTACATTCAATACATTGGCAATCGTCGAAGTTTCATAATCATCCTTATCAATTACTAATTTATTATGTTCTTCATCTCTATTATATTTATCATAAACAAAATTTAAAAAACCGTTTTCTAACAACCATTCAGATGCCGTATCAAATTTTCCACCGCCATTATCAAAATTATTACCACTAAATTTACCATCTGTTAGTAACTTTTTAAACAATGCTGGAATCTGATTCAATGATGTTTGTGCAGAATCATATTCTTGTGTCAATTCTTCTACTGCATCTTTTAATTCATTACTATTAACTGAATCTGGATTTTCAATATAATCATGTAGTTCTTTATCAATATTTTCTTCTAATTGTTGTTGTGACTTTGCTTTAATTAACCGTTTCACATATACCTTCCTTTTTTATCTAAATCATTACAATCTCGGATATAATGTCGTTCGTTTCATTTCATATATTGGATCTTTAAGATCATATGGTTTTAGATTCATTTCTTGATGGAACAAATATCCACCTGCTTGATTTACCATAGAATTAACCACTTGATAAATTGTTCCTACTGGAGATATAAGTACATCTCTGTTTTTAACTTGCGTGTCCGTGATCGTCCACGCCCCCGGAGCATTTTCGTTTACATACATCTGCATACTTACTTCCAATGATTGTTGTGCCGGCTTCAATCTCACATATAACTGAAAAGCTGGGTCGTAACCACCAACAAATCCAGTGCCATAACACACATGGCAATCTATTGTACCTGCTCTACCTCTAATTGGGTCATAACACTGATGGCATCGCTCTCCATCATATTTTCGTGTATATAAGTCAAACAACATTCCAGTATTTTTCAATATCCACAAATTACGTTCGTTTATTTTAAAGAACCAACGATCTGTATTTTTCACTTGAAAACACACAGGGAAAGAAAGTTTTCCTTCTATATATGTATTATCTTCCGATTCATATACAGTAGATACTTTATACCAATTCTGCACTTGTGGGTTTCTTGATACTTCTATATCTTCATACCGATTTGTTTTTAATGGTTCATTATTTAATTTATAAAAAATTCCGTTTTGCGTCAACCGTAAGAATAAAAAGTATATAAGCGTATAAATATAAAAACAAATATACGATTATAAAAACTAATTAAACCTCATATATAAATATGAGTAATTATCTCACCATAAGATTCTTTATATACATATATGCAAGATATAATATATAAAGTTTGCTATAATCTTTAACGATGAGATCATTTATAAGTATTAAAACTTATATCCGTTTACGGTACGGCTTATTACATACTATTAAAGTATGAATAAATATTTTGGTTTAATTAGTTTATACTTTATATTCTATCATTAACATTATGACATTACTCACAATGCATATATAAAATATCTTATA